TGCTGTACTGAGTCACGAGCTACGCAACCAACACCTTCTATTGTATCAGCAAGGGTCATGGAGGCGGGAGAACTAGCTCCTGAGTACACAAGTATGGACTTCTTACCAAAGATGACAAGAAAGTTGTTGTGTGCTGCTAGTGCTACTACTTCATCGTAACCAGTGGGCCATACAGTTGTTAAGTTGAGGCTACCTGTAGCGCCGCCAGTCCATGCATGTCCATTGAGTGTATCACTCCAGTAGACTGTGTGCTTGTTGCCTACAACATCAGCTACCCAGAGCTTACCAAAGGCAGCTAAGGCTTCGTTAGCTAGAGGCATTGTTCCTGTAGCATGTGAATGAGAAGTAATGGCTGCTAATACAAAGGAGCCTGACTCGTCAGTGCCGACCAAAGGAACATGACCACTCTGAACCATATACACATGATTATTGAAGCTGACACACTTCCAGTTGTTCCCTGTAGGCGTGTAGCTTGCTGGTGTTATATCTACTAAAGTAGTAGTGCCACTGAATATCTTATTGTTACCAGCGGAGATGACAACTATACTACCGCTGGTGTCCACAAACTCAAAGACTGTCTCAATGCCGCGACTGCTCCCTAACACAGAGGAACCATTACCAGAGACAGCTACGTAGCCCTTACGCGCACCAATACGTCCTAGCTTGTCGATAACACAGTTGTCAGCAACGGATGCAAAGGAAGGATCAACACCAATAGGGGAGTCCTGCGTGTTAAGCCCAAAGAAAGCAGGAGCTGCTACTGTAATATTCTGTAGTTGTTGAGCCATTTAAGAGTACCAGATAGTTTCTTCAGGATGTTGAGCAGCATCAAATGCTATGGCGTCTGAGAGTGTCCTGTCAGCAAGGGCAAACAACTCTGCTGCACTTGTGCCTCCAGTCTCTCCACGCTCCCTAGCAGCCAATGCAGTCGCTATTTGAACTACAGGAGAGGAGGGAATAGTAAGCTTGTCTGCATCCAATGTGAAGTCAGCAGTACGCAAGACTACGTTAAAACGTACTTGATAGACACCATCAGGCTTAGGATAAAGGTCAACACCGTTGTCACCATTAGCATCTACACCGTTGAAGCTATAGTATTTAGGTGAACCAGTGGCAGCAGCTAAGTTTAAGTAGGCATTATCAAACCAACGAGATGTCTGATACTGTAGGAAGAAGTTAGAGGTATCATTGATGACATCTAATAACTTCATCTTATTCTGAGAACCAGTTAAAGTATAGTTAAAGGCATCGTCAGTTGTAGATAGAGTCAAGGTAGTGCGTAAAGCTGTCCAGTCGTAGGAGTCCTCTACTGATCTTTTAGCGTCATTGACGAACTCCCCTACTAGCTTTGAGTAGCTGTTCTGAGAAACACTGTCAACCTCATCTTCTCTAATCCTGCGAAGTACGCTGTTTACAAGTTGTAAGTATGTCATTAGTAAGGGAACCTTCTTGTTTGTGGTTGAGCGTTTGTTAGCATACCCTGTCTATCCTGTAACGCTTGTTGTTTTCTAAAGTTTAATATTTGTGTTAGAATATCAGTCTTTGGTAGAGCTGGTTGCGCTAGTGTTTGTGGCGCTACTGGATTAAAAGATAAGAGTCCTTGAGTGGAACCTACCTTTGTCTTTAGAGTAAGCATGTCCTTGAATAAGGAGTCTGTGGTTCTTGTGGCCGATTCCCCAGCAACACCTGAAGCACCTCTTTCTCCGGCACTGCCGTCTGATCCGTCTGCGCCATCTGAACCATCTCCTCCAGTAGCTCCTGTAGCTCCTGTAGCGCCCGTTGATCCATCTGATCCTGAAGCTCCTGCTGCTCCAGTAGCACCAGTGTCTCCCGTGGCTCCTGTGGCTCCCTCAGCGCCATCTGATCCTGAGGCACCTGTAGCACCTTCAGCTCCGTCTGAGCCATCAGCGCCTGAGGCACCTGTAGCACCTTCAGCTCCGTCTGAGCCATCAGCGCCTGAGGCACCTGTAGCACCGTCAGTACCATCAGTACCAGAGTCTCCAGTAGCACCAGTGTCTCCTGTTGCACCAGTATCACCCACAGCACCATCAGTACCATCAGTACCATTAGTGGGCAGAGTAACAGGTGTTGGGACGAAAGGTTCTTCCTCAACAAGAGTAGGTTCATTGTCAACTATAGGGTCAGAGGTTGGTATAGGCTCTGTAGGTGTCGTAGTAGGAACAACTGGATCATCAACACTACTTTCAAAAGGGTCTGAGAACACATCATCAATAACAGGGTCTTCATCAGTATCCGAAGAACCTTGTCCAGTGCTATAGGTATCTCCTACTGTAAGGGTATCATTAGTTGGATCATAGTCTTCATCAGTAATTGTTTCACCTGTAAAGACATTAGTAAATACTCCTTCACCCATGTATTCCCAAGGATGTTCTTCTAAGTATATGTCTGCTTCTTCCGTAGGTGCTGTAGGCTCTGTAGGCGCTACAGGATCACTAGGCGCTACTGGATCACTAGGCGCTACTGGATCACTAGGCGCTACTGGATCAGAACCTTTGGGTGGAGCAACAGGATCATTGGAATCATCCCAAGGGTCTTTAGGTTGTGGCTTTGGTGGAACAATGGGATCAGCAACAATAACAACAGGCTCATCCGGTGGTATAATTATCTCATCAGTAGAAGGTAGTACGTCAGGCAGCTCACCTGTAGGATTGACATCAGCACCTAGCTCATCAGTAATGGTAGTACCTGCTGCGTCTAAAGCATCTTGGATTGCTTGATCTGCTGCTAAGTCTGCATCTATCTGTTCTTGAGAATCTGCTAGGTCTTCTGCTGCTGCATCTTCATCTGCTTGTTGTTGGTCGATGACATCAGAGCTTATACCGTAAAGATCCCAAAGTAAATCCCATCCAGTACCAGCAGCATCAGCAGCGGTGCCGACAGCGGCTACAGCGTCTGTATCTAAAGGTATGTTATCAAACTGATCCATCCAACTAGCTTGAGATGGTGGAGTGTTTGTAGGAGCTGGCGCACCATACTCACTAACACCGAAGTTTAAAGTACCGTTAGCTGCAAAATCATAACCTGCTGAAGCCAGAGTCATCCAATCAGATAAATGTAATGTCTGACCAGCCAAACCTTTAGCTGCCGTAAGAGCAGCAGGGCCATAAATAGGATTGATGAGGGAAGCTACAATAAGCAAGACTGGGTTATCCCAGATAGTGGGCTTATCTATAGCTAGAGTAGAGTATGTTCCTACTGGGCCAAGAGAAACAAAGTCAGACTCAGGTAAGACACCAAAGACTGTGTTATTAGCATCTCCGGAACCTGTGGTTAGATAATAAGTCTTACCGTTTATCTCTTTAGTTAAAGGTATGTTGTTGTTAGTTATATAGTCCGAGATCTTAACACCACCAGCCACTAGCTGAGGATCAAGCATACCACTAAAGCCAGCCCTTGCAAAATCGCCGGGATCGTAGTTGTTATAGTTGTACACGCTTGCTGTCTGTGCTTGCTGCTCAGAGAGCGTAGTGAACATGTCGTAGTAGTTGCTTAGTGCTTCCTCTGGAGTACCATACTGAGTAGCAGCGCCATAGTCCTGTGTAGTGATATGCCCAAAAGTAGTGGGTATGTAAGTATCTCCTTCAGTAACTATAGGATCATTAGCAACATCCATAGGCGGTGTAGGGGTAGGAGTAGAAGGAGCAGTCCTTGGCGTTGGCGCAGGAGTCCTAGGCGCGGGAGTAGGCGTAGGTGCAACTGAATCATCCCAAGGATCACGAGGTTGTGGCTTAGGCGAGCTAGAGGCAGTTCGAGGAACGGGTGCTACATAGTCAGGAAGAGAAGGTAACAGCAAGTCCCCAATGGAACCTGTGAGTAGACTCTCTTCCTCAACAGTGTCAAAAGAGCTAGGGAAAGGATTAGCTGGGAACGCAGGGCCGTCTTGTCTTCTCTGTGCAAATCGTGCCATTAGCTCTCTCTCGCTACGGATTGTGTTTTCTCAATAGTTCTCAGACCACCTAGACCTAACATGCCTAGTAATACCGTAGTAAGCAAAGAGCTATCTACAGGGGGAACAGTGAGCCAAATGCTTAGTATAGGTGCTAACAGAGTAGAGTACAGTAAAGCTAGTCCACAGATCCAACCTATTGCAGGTCGCCATCCAGCTACAAATAAACTCTTGTGTGCTGCTTCAACTTGATTTACTGCTAGTTGGCCTTTGGCTAGTTCTTGAGAGTGCCGTTCAGCCATTGTACTTATCTCGTGAGCTAAGGCATTGGCTTGATCTTTATCTTCAATAAATTTATCTAATAAACTAGTTACTGGTGCTATTAAACTATTTAATATACTCATTATTATACACTATTTTTAGTCAAATGTCAAGATAAAATTTACTTGCGTTTGCTCTTGTTACGCTTGCTTTGCTTGGTATTGAACAAGCATTGTATTGTCTCTGACTCCCATATGCGGATACCTAGCCATACAATGGTCAGTATGGATGCTGTAGGTGGTAGCCATGAAGCCATTGTTAATACTGCGGTTGAGGCTGCTATTACGTCTATTGCATCTTTTGTAGTTGTGACCATTGCGCTAACTTCCTTGTTGAGTATGGTGTACTTACTTTTTACTTATGGGCATAATAGTGACAGCTCTAAGGACGACTATACAACTGGCTATACCTACGCCTATGAGTGCTTGTGTAGCCGTGCTGACAGGAAGGAAGCCTATGTAGCCCTGAAGGATGCTCAAGGCTGCTAGGGCTATACTAAACTGTACTGTCTTGGACTTGAGGCTCTTTAGGATAAGCTCCATTATGCTGAGTATCCATTACCTGTGCTTATGGCGGCATCTGCATCAGTGAAGTCCTCAGAACCCCAATCGTCTTTAGCAACCATAAGCTCTAGGTGAGCAACATTACGATCAACACAGTCCTGCCTATCTGCGGCATCATCTTCAGCTAAAGCATCTCCTGCGATAATGTCTGTAATAAGACTAATACTGTGTCCCATAGCTGTGAAGTCCTGTGCTAGTTCTTCGGCTGTTCTGTCTTCTGTTTCTTCGCTCATGGTTTTTATCCTTCCAAAGTTTCAATTCGTGCGGTGAGTTCTTGTATTGCTTTTACCAAGATTGGTATTAGTGCGGCCTCTGCTAATTCCTGTGCGCCATCTTCTCTTTTGTCCCACAGTCTAAAGCCATCCTTTAAGCCGCTGTCAGCATCTATAGCCGCTTTAACTTCTTGAGCTATAAAGCCGTGGTTGGTATCAGCGTTTTTAAAGACTTCAGTGGAGTCAGCTTCATAAGCATTGAAGGTTTCAGGAAGCTCGCCAAGGGTCTTGTACTTAAAGGTACGAGGCTGTAGAGCATTGATGAACGACAGACCTGCTGTAGAGTCTACAATGTCTTTCTTGTAGCGTTGGTCTGAGACTGTTGCCCAAGTAGCAGTGCCGTGTGCGGCTCTAATGTCATCTGTCGCCTTTCCTACGGTGGTGTAGCCACCTTCAGCATTGATATCATAACCAAAACCATTTGCGTAATTGGCACCTGCGTCACTGGGGTGGCTGTATTGCCCAATTAAGGTGTTACCTGTACCTGTGGTGAGGTTCGTGGCAAGACCTGCGTCTCCCCCAATACAGACATTACTCCCGCCTGTTGTAATTGCCGAACCTGCCCCTTTACCAAAGGCTGTGTTGTTGCTTGCTGTTGTGTTGGCTCCTAAAGCGGACGTACCAATCGCTGTATTGTTTGCCCCTGTGGTATTAGCGTCTAAGGTCTCTTTACCGACTGCTGTGTTGTTAGATGCAGTCGTATTTGCTGATAAAGCAGAATAACCAAGGGCCGTATTACCTGAACCCGTGGTGTTAGCGTCTAATGCTCCATAACCAACGGCCGCAAGATTTCCTCCTGTAGTATTGGCTAGTAAAACATTTCCACCTATTCCTGTATTTCCTGCCCCTGTGGTATTAGCCAATAAAGCATTTGAACCTAAAGCAGTATTATCATTTGCTGTGGTGTTTGCTATTAAAGCACTCTTACCAACCGCAGTGTTTGATGCGCCTGTGGTGTTAGCTGCTAAAGCAAAATAACCAAGGGCTGTGTTGTTAGCCGCTGTGGTGTTTGATTGTAAAGCATAAGCACCCACAGCGACATTCGGTGACCCTGTGGTGTTTGCTGTCATAGCTTCATAACCAATCGCTACATTATTTGAAGCAGTCGTATTAGCATCCATGGCATTTCTGCCCAGCGCAACATTTTGTGTCCCTGTTGTATTTGCTACTAATGCGTTATAACCAACTCCTGTGTTAGAAGCACCTGTTGTGGTTGCTCCTAAAGAAGCTGAACCGAGTGCTGTATTGTAAGACGCTGTGGTGTTAGCGTCTAAGGCATTAGTACCCACAGCAGTATTGTAAGCACCTGTGGTGTTTAAGACTAAAGCATCTTTACCAACTGCTATGTTGTTAGCGCCTGTGGTGTTGGCTGTTAAAGATTTATAACCAACGGCTGTGTTGTTAGATGCTGTTGTGGTTGCGGCACCTGATTCACCACCTAATAAAGTATTCTGAACGCCTGTGGTTACTGCCAAACCTGCTCCATAACCTACTGCGGTATTGTACATATCAACATTGCTGGCAGGGTCTAAGGTTTGTAAAGTCCCAGCGCCTACCGCTACGTTTCGATCCCCATCAACATTAGCTAGTAGGGACTGGTATCCCAAAGCTACATTGTAGTTTCCTGTTGTGGTGGCCCCTAATGCGTTCAGACCCATTGCTAAATTATTATTGCCAGTGGTTACGGCATCGCCAGCACCGTAGCCAACAAACGCAGAACCATCAGCAGTCGTAATCGCCGTACCTGCTTCATCGCCTACGACAGTATTATAATTACCACCGCTTGCAATGCTGTTACCTGCGTTGACACCTGCTCTAAAGTTACTTGTTCCTGCTGAAGCCGTGATGATATCTGCGC